AAAAATATATGAAGTTGATATCTAATATTAGATATCAACTTCATATTTATTTACTTAGAAATACATTGAGTAATCATCAAATATATCACTAAATGATTCTGTTGCTGGTGCTTCCTCAGCTGGTTTCTTCTTAGCGAACTTCTCTTCTATAGCGTTCACAGCAACTGCTGTTTTAACCGCTACTGCTCCAGCTAAACCACTCAAAGTTCTACCAATAGCATTTAACAACTTCTGAAGCTTTGGTAATGATTTTGTTGCAGCTGTAACAACTTCAACATTCTCTTCATTATCAATCTTTGATTCAACTGAATCAATTACCTGCTCGATTGTATCAGATTTATCTTCAAGTTCATCAACCATTCTATCTCTTTCATCTTCTGTTATCTCAACAGTAGACTCTGACTCAGTAACTGTACCCATTGAACTTGGTTCTTTTATACCATCAAGAGATGCAGCTGCTGAAATAAAATCACCACGATTCATCTGGCTTAATGATTGCTGAATATTTCTGTAGTATTCATCAATGTCTTTCATATCACCTTTAAGCTTAACAGTAATCTCGTATTTAACAGGTCCAATCTCACCCTTGGTTACTGTCTTACTTCTCTTTGTAATTTTTTCGATCTTAGCTTTGATAGAAGCAAATGTCTTCTTACACCAATCTATAATCTTCTTTATAATACCTTTTTTCTGTTTTACAGTCTCTTCGTTAGCTTCCTCAAACATATATGCCATATCCTCAGGAGTTCCATTTTCAAGGATAATCTTTGTCTCTATGTCATTATGTACCTGATTAGCTCTTATATCAACCATTTCCAATATGGTTGAAATTTTATTCATTTCGTTCTCCATAGTATAGTCAAAGATAGCCATCTTTCTTGCCATACCATTAAGATGTGATTTATACATACTCATTATGATACACCTATTCTCAATTGACCTTTCTGTCCGATATAGTTATTATTTGTTGATGTTGCATATTCTTTAGATGAACCTGTAGTAACATTTACAATCACTACTGCTGCAACTAATAGACCTATTATCTTTGCAATAGCTATCATTATTGTCTTGAGTATCTTACCAACAATATTTGCTTTTGATATATACTCACCAGACTCTGTCTTATCAACACCCTTGTCTATTCCATCAACAGTATCTTCAATATCATCATTGATATCTTTTAAATCTTTAACGATAGAATCAACTTTACTTTTAGACATCTGAACTTTTTTAGCTGCTTCAGTTACAGTATCATCAGAAGACTTAATTGTATCTGGTACTGGTACTTCATCTAACTCTTCAGAAGCTGCAACAACTTCACCTCTTTTAGCTTTAGCGAGAGATGTTTTAATCTTCTTATAATAATTAGATACTTCTTCAGCTTTCTTGATCATATCTGGGTCAACTTCAACCATTTCATCTTTGGTCTTATGAGAACCCAATGTAGCTATTTTTTCTTTTATTGTATTGAATACTTTTTTAAACCACTCTACGAGTGACTTAAAAACATTCTTTTTCTTTTCAACTGAATCTTCTTCAGCTTCAGTATACATTGCGTTTGCATCCATAAAAGATACATTTTCCAAAAATACTTTTGTTGCAATATCTCTGGATACCTGTACTGATGATAACTCTATACTTTCAAACTTTGTTTGAATACGATTATAGTCATTATTCATCAACTTCAAGCTTTTATTTAATTTATCAAAAATCATAATTTCCCTCCTATAAATTAGAAGTTGAAATCATATGATTCTGTAAACATATCGCCATCTCCGAATATATCATCGAAGTATGACTCTTTCTTCACACCATTGATATCACCTGGTATATTTTTCTGTCCAGCCTGGTTGTCTGGTAATTTATTACTTGGTCCTTTAGGAGTATCATGGTGTACTGGATTCTTTCCAGCATCATTTTTCTTATCACCCCATGATTTACCACCTTTCCCGTCATTACCATCAGCTCCCTCAGCATCTTTTCCTTTATGAATGCCAGAGAATAAGTTATTTGCAAGGTCAACACCCTTCTGTGCAAATTCTTTCAATGCATTAACGGCTGGCTTAAGTGCTGCAAAAAGCGGGTTCTTATCAAGGAATGCCTTTATATCACCAAGTATACTTATAGCTTTATTTGATACTTTGCTAAGAAGATCACACTTGTTAAGCAAGTCACTTTTCTTCAAAACAACAACACCTGCGACAACTGCTAATTCTGGGATAAGAGCTAATCCTAATTGCTTAGCTGCTCCTACAAAGTCTTTCTGTTTAGCCAAATCAAACGCATGTGCTATCTTCTGGAAGTGAGCGGTGATAATATTAACATGCTCAGCATCCTGCTTCTTTACCTCAACTTCTTCATCAGGAAGCATACCCATTATTGACTTAATCTTTGTGATAAGTCCAGTAAAGATTTTCTTTACAGTCTCGATAAACTTCATGAAGATATTTCCAGTCTTAGCATTAGCTTCTGCTTCAGCCTCTGTGTAGAGATATGATGCATCGTCAAATGTACCACCTTCAACATAAATCTTAGTATTTATATCATCTATGGTTTGATTATACTTAAGCTGTGTCATTTCAAGGATAGTATCAAGGCGAGAAGCTTCGTTAAATAATTTAGCATCAACCTTTCCCCAATACTCCCATTGTTTGCTTATAGCATTTGAATTAGTAAAATCCATATGTTTATATTCCTTTCAATATGAAATATTCTTTAATATAATTATCTTTTTGTTTCTATTAGTAGGCATTTACTTTTATTATATTCACATTAAAGTAACTTATTAAATGAAAGGATTTTTATACTATGGCTGATTTACCAGTAAATCCAACATTTAATGTTAATGATTTTAATGAACCTAAAGTTCTATCTCCAACAGAATCATATATAACAGACGTATTGATGATTCTTTTTGGTAGACCTGGATTTTATCCATCTATACCATCACTTGGTATGTATATACAGGATTATCTTTACTCATTTGATGATGAGATAGATATAGAGGCTATTAAATCAGAGTTAGCATTACAATGCTCAGAGTTCTCTCATTATATAGATAGTGGTGATATGGATATTATTACTACTAAACATAATGGAAACTTAATGTTATTATTCTTAATGCCAATTGTAAAGGATAGTAAAGACTTCCAATTAGTATTAGGAGTTACTACGAATGAAAAAGGAGAAATCGTTTATAACTTCGTAGAAAGTGAACCACAGATAATTTAAAGAAAAATATATTTATATGAAGAAAGGTGTAAGCGTAATGACTGATAAAGAACTTACTAATTCTACAAATATAACAAGAGATGAGGATTTAGATTTAACATCAATGCTTAATGCAGTTAAAGAAGAATCCAATGTAGTAAAAAAAGAGGAAGTAGCACCAGCAGAGGTTAAGAAGTCACCATTAGAAATGTTAAAGGAGACAGAAGCAGCAAATCCTAAAGGAATAGTTGTTGAGAATAATGACCTTAAAGCTGATAATGGTCCTCAGAAGAATATCGTTTACAACGATGAAAGAATGGCTGATATTAAAGAAGAGATTAATAACTACGATACTACTCTTAATAAGAGAAGTAAAGTTACTCTTATAAGAAAGCCAATGACTCAGTTAGAGTATGTTCAACTTATGGACGAGATTGAGTCAGTAGTAATCAACCCAGATGGTTCTGTATCTTTTGATCTACAGGATAAGTATGGTAACAAACAGACACCAGTATTTATTAGACCAAGAGAGAAAGATGAGCCTATATTTGATTTCTCTGTTTTATCACCAGATGAAATTAAGGAATTAAAAGATAAAGGTGTTGATGTAAAGGAAGCAGATGGAACTCCATCTGAACTTACAGAAGAAGAATCATCAGAATCTACTGAAGAAGAAATTTCTCCAGAGAAAAAGAAGATTGTTGAAATTCTTATTGATAAGACAGGACTTGGTGGAGATTTCTTCTTAACAGAAGATGAGAAGAAGAAAGTTAGTGAAGCTGAGACAATAAGAATTAATGAAGTAAAAATACTTGATATAGCTGCAATTAAAGCAAAGAGATCAAATGTATCTTTCCAAGACCATATTAAGGAATTTAATATATCTGGAAGTAGAACTACTATTTGTTTCCCTGCTTCAGGATTTAAAGCTCAGATGAGAGGTCTTTCTTATGGTGAGTATGCTGATGTAGCTTTATCAATGGAGAATGTTAAATTCGATCAGTACTATAAGAGATTAAGTATCATTTATAACCATATGACAAATATCTCTTGTGGTGAATTCAAAGACTTTGAAGATTTCTTAAAGCATTTCTCATATACAGATATATCATTGGCTCTTTATGGTCTTTATATTTCTACAGAGAAAGAGAAGCAGGAAATACCTCTTAGATGTGGTAATAACAAATGTGGAAAGACATTCAATTGGGAATATCATACAAGAAATGTATTGAGACTTGAAAGATGTGCAGATAAATTCTTAGAGAAGATGGAGGAAATTGCAACAGCAAAACCATCAGATTATGATAAGATTGCATCAAATGCTGCTGTAAATAATTCTAAGTATATAGAGTTACCAGATAGCAAAGTTGTTTGTGAGATGGGTGTTGCTTCAGCATACGACTTCTTATATAACTTTATTCCACTTATGAATGAAGAAACTTTCAAAGATGCATTTGGTCAGGAAGCAAGTCAGGTTTACATGGATAATGTACTCTTATTGACATCAGTAAGAAGTCTTGATGTTCCTGATGGTGAAGGTGGATATATCCATTGTGAAGGATACAAAGATATTCTTGACGCATTATATTACATTAGTCCAAATGAGATCAAATATCTTGCTGCTCATACAGCTAAGATTCAGAGTAATTGGGAAATAACTTATTCACTCGGAGATACTAAGTGTCCTCATTGTGGTTCTGTAACTAAGAACCTTGATGTATCAATGGATGACTTAGTTTTTCAGACATACAATCGCTTGATGAGTACGGAGATAGAGCTGAGCAAAATTCCAGAGTTATAGATGAAACTCTAGCTCTTTTTAAAGGTGAATTATCATATGAAGATATCATGTATAATATACCTAAGAAAAGACTATTCGAATTGCGAGATGTTCGTATAAAGCGATTGTCAGAAGAACAGAAAGCTCTTGACCGTCAACAGAAAGATGCTCAAAACCAGATGGTAAGAGATTCTATATTAAAGAAATAATATCGGCTTTTAAAATCATTATTTACTTTTTTCACTGAAAGGAAAATAATGGATAAGATGGAACAAAAAATAGATGAGTACTTTAAAGAAATCTCTAAAGGAGATTATGAGAAGTTTGAGTCTTTAATCTTAAATGACTATGAAGAAGTAAGGAATTTATATTTCATACTAAAAGATTATAGTTGTAGTATTAGTACAATAGATTATGAATGTGATGTAGAGGATAATAAAGATATTGTTAGAATAGTCATTCATACTATTGATAATACATTAGATATTAAAGACGTAATATGTGCTAATATACCAGAATTACATGATATTGATGTATCTGGTGATATAATCAGTATTTGTATGGAAGAGTATTAACTTATAAGAAGTAGGATATGTTATAATATCCTACTTCTTATTTTCTTTTAAACACCCACAATAATAAAATAGACATATATTATTTATCAGTAATATTGTAAGAAAGGAAAAAATAATTAAGATGAAAACTAGAAAGAGAACTACAAGGAGAGTGCTCCGCCCATGGGTCAAACATTTTCTGACTATAAATAGGATATTGATTATAGTTGTATTTTTAAGTATGATGACCGCTACTACAATAGGTACAAAAATAAATACGGAAGCAATGGAGTTTCCTACTACAGAAAATACTACTGAAAAAGAAGTATTAGTAATTGATGATGCTCCAAGTTCTATGTTCCAAGAGGAGGTATTAGAAACAGAAACTGATAGTAACCCCGAGAGGGTGGAAGATGATGAAGATTTATTTGATGATTATGAGGAGGTAACACCTGAAGAAACAGTTCAAGAACCTACTATAGAATATGATTTAGATAATATAGGCTATGTAGGCGTATCAGGGTTAAGAGTAAGAGAAAATCCTGATATAAATAGTAATGTGATAGAATATTTATCATATGGAGATAAAATAGAATATAGTATATATGATGATGAGTGGTTAGTGATTAAAGTAAATGATAACTATTCATATGTAAGTAATATGTACATAGTAGACACATTACCTAATTATAGAGCAAAAAGTGTTGTAGGAGATAAGAGAAAATCTTATATGGATTATACTGCGATTACATCAAAGAGTAGTCCACAATACAAATTACAACACAAACATGCTTATACAGATGATACAGGAATAAGAATGGTAGATGGAAGATATTGTATTGCACTAGGAAGTTATTATACACACAGAATAGGACAATACGTAGATTTAGTATTAGAGAATGGAGAAGTAATTGAATGTATCATCGGAGACCAAAAAGATGATAGAGATACTAACTCATCAAATACAATAGCTCATGACGGAAGTGCTACTGAGTTTATAGTAGAAACTAAAGCATTACCTAGAATGGTAAGAAGAATGGGTGATATTGGATACACATATGATGGTTGGTTATCTAAGGTAATAGAAATAAGGATATATGATAAAATTTTAGATTTATGATTAATAAGTAACTACGTATTTATATAATATTTCTATGTAATCAAATAAGAAAGGAAATAAATT